CCTTTGGTGATGCCTGATGGTTTTGTCTTTGAAAAAGGTCCATTTGGCGCTGGTGGTAATCTCACTGGCCAAGTGAACACTGCATCGGACAACGAATTCTGGGCTAAGTTTCTTCAATTTTGGACCCTTCTTGAACCTGAAAAACCGTGGACTCTTGTACAATTCCTTGATAACGTTTCACTTCTCGGCAATGCTGATGATATAACGTTTACTCAGGATGATCGACATGACCCGCATTTTAATTTGCGAATGTTTGCCAATGTGGTTTATCGTGACTTTGGTGTCACTTTGAACTCTACAGACTGGGATTATGTGGAATGGCAGAATCTGCGCTTTCTCGCCTTTGGGCTTGAGTTTGACCAGTATTATCGCCAGATGTTCCACTCTCCTGATGTTGACAGAATTCTTTGCTCTGTTCAATGGTCTAAAGGAAACCGGCATCCTACGCGTGAACTTGCGAGGTTAAATAATCTTCGTGTTGCTACTTGGGGAAATCACATTCTTCGCCGCATTCTTGAGGCGCTTTTCTGGCGCTATGTGGCTCTTTATGATAACGATTTTCGACTTGATCCAGAATGGAACTCCACGAAACGCGCTTTTCATACTGATCGCGAACTTGGAGCCCTGTATTCCGGGGAGGAGGCTGGAGGTTCACTCGCTTCTCCTATCCGTTCGAGTGAAAATGGTGTCGAGTCGAATTTGCAATTCACTCAATCCATTTCCCCAATCGTCTGCGTTCCGCAGTCGAAGCGTCGTGCACATCAGCGATTGAAGAGTCGCGATCTGCCCAGAAGTAGGATTAGCACCCTGCTCCTGATATTCCTTTTACTCTTCCCATTTCAACCACCTAAGACGGCAGCCGTCAAGGGTGTTGGTGCGAACGTCAAAGCTGGACTTAGAAAGGCCGGTGCCGCTGTTTTCGGAGAGTTTACTCCCACTACTCGCGAGCCTCCTGCCATCCTTGAATACCCTCTCAAAGCCATTGGAGGCATCTTGGGTCACCTTCCTAGTCTTGAACCCATTACTCGACCACTCGTCAATTTCACCTCAAAGCCCAATTGGTGGAAATTTCTCAAGGACGAGCAGCCTCGAATCGCTTCAGAGCTACGTAAATCGTTCGACAAAAGTTTATCCAAAATCGAAAAAGAACGGGAAACAGAAATGCCTCCCAAGCGAGCCCAATCTGCCAAGGGCCGCAAATCCAAGAAGGGCCGCAAAGGACGCAAGCGTGCTGCTTCAGCCAAAGGCTCCCGCG